TGCGTCACCACCCATATTTAAAAATGCTTTCGGTTGTCTAAATCTTTGACCTGCACCTGATCTTATAAATTCTTCTTCATCATCTTCTTCAACCATCATTCCATTAGCGTATCCAGCACGTCCGCCATCAGCTGCATAAAAATTAGGTTGCACGTATTGTTTTTGTGGCATAAAATCTAATCCTGCTCCCTTGTCCCCGAGCCCTGAGTAATAATTTTTGGCACGTTGAACTTGGTATCTAGGATCCATAACATCAATATCTTCTTCTTCTATTTCTTCTCCACCAAAAGCATTTGCTAAAAAAGGTGCTGCAACTAAACCTGCTCCTCCTGTAAGGAAAGCTGTTTTAGCATCAAAATTTTTACCAAAAGGATTTAGTTTTGAAAAGAAACTAGCTTTGTTAACTGGTCCAGCAACGTCTCTCATGTTGGGTCTAAAAAAACCTGTAGCAGCTTTAGGTGCAAATCTTTTTGCTAGTGCTGATCTAGCCGCACCAAAAGTAGCGCCTATTCCTTTTTGTCCTAATAAACCCATGGCTTCTCCACCAAAAGCAGATCTACCAAATAAACCACCTATACTAGTTCCTGGTAAACCAAACATTAAAGCACCACCAATAGCTGCTTTACCTAATGGACTTTTAACAACTTTCTTAACGCCTCGTACCGCTTTCTTAACGATACTTCCTAGTCCATAAAGTTGTCTGGGTTCTTGCATTCTAGATATTGCCATAATTTTACCTTAATCCTACGTTTTACTTTGTTTTACTTAGTAAATCAAGAGGTGGCATGATAACTTTTACGTCTTGTGCCATGTCCTCGTTCTTGTAACCTTTAGCTTCCCAGTCTTTTCTTTCCTTAAAAACCTCACCAGTTTTCTTGTGTCTGTAGGTTTCCTCTACTTTTGCTTGTTTTATTTCCATTAATCTACCTTTTCCTTTTTAATGTTTAGATAACTAACAGCTATATCAAACGAATCTGTAGTGCTTGATTGCACTGTAAACGCTGTTCCGCCCACTATTATTAATGGTTGGGTTAACAACTCTTTTGTTTCATTAGCTGTAAGTGCTGCTGATTTAATTGCAGTAATACTATTGTTAGTAACAGTTACAACGGGCGTACCAGCAGATGTAACTAAAATAGATTTAACAATATAAGTTTCGTTAACAGCAGGACTGCTAGCTCCTAATGGAGTTAAGGCCCCACCTGTTGTATTGTTATCTATACCTGCAAATAAATATTGGTTTACTACTGCCATTATTCTAAAAAGAAACTTTTAGCTTCTATCTCCTGTTTAACTTCATCTTGAAATGAAGTGTTTAATTTTGTAATTACAGAATCTAAATCTCTAACTAATGATTGTAAGTTAGATTGATTGTATTCTGGTTCTGCTCTAGTTAATGATTCTACTATTTTTGCCATTATAAAATACTTGCTAGTCCTCCATTTTTAAATATTGTTAAATCTTCATCATCTACTTCTTCAGTTGCTGTATCATAAACTCCTTTTAATCCCGCAGCAGTTCTATAATCTAATCCTAACAACGATGGGTTTACTGTATAAAGACCTACTCTTGCTGCAGTTCTAGTAACAGGATTATTAATAAATGGATTATATTTAATTCTATCTATAATACTCATTTTAGGTGGTTTATATTCATCATTAGTGTTTTGAGTCGAAGTAGGTCCTGTACTGTATTGATCTACAGCACCATATTGTTCTCGATTATTGTCACCATCATTTTCATTAGTATTTCCATCACCACCTCCATAAGCATCATCACCTCTATAACCTAAAATAATATCAGACTCAGATACGAGTTGTGATGGAGCTGCAGGCACTAGTCCCCCATATTTTAAACCATATCCAAATCCTTCTCGACCACCAGAATCGTAACTATATCCTCCGGTTTGCCCTGAACTCCTATCTCCTTGATCATCTCTAACTGTTGGTCCACTTCCTGATCCAGGTCTTCTTCCAGTCGCGCCCTTTCTTGATATATCTCCTGGATCTGATTTACCTTGACCACCATAAAATTTATCATCTGCCATTTGTTGTTCTAAAGTTTCTTTTTCTACTCGTTCTCTTTCTTTTTTTTGTTCTCTATAAAAATTTACTTTTGTTTTTTGAAAATCTGTTAATGCGTCATACTCTTCGTCAGTTAAATCTGACCTAGCTGCATCATCTACATACTCTGCATAATTTCCAAACATAGATCTTGTATTTATTCCATATGGATCTTTGTAACCACCTGATGCGTTTTCACCAAATACTGTTGGACCTGTGTAACCCATGTTCATCTGTATAAATTTTTGATCTGCTGTGGGTAATGAACTAAATTTATCCATAGAATTAAGTGCAAAACTTATAGGACCAATACCTCTTATATTACTCATTATACCACTAGTAGCATCTCTTGCTTTTTCAAGGTTTGATTGTATTTTACCTGCACCAGTTAATTCTAAAGGAACATTTCTTGATGCTATAATATTTTCTATACTAGCAGCTGGATTATCCATATCCATTGGTCGGTTATATGGTGTAAAAGGCCCAATCTGATCTACCTGTCTATAACTTGGAAAACCTAAAAAAGTTTTATCAAGTTTACTTTGATATAAATCATCTACTAATGGTGTTTTTTGATTATCAAAATAATAATTTTGTGTAGCTAGATTATAATCTTGTATTAAATTATTAGGAGAACCGGGATAAGAACTACCACCACCACTATTAATAAAAGCATTGGTGTTAGGTATACCTAATGTAGTATTAATAACATCCTCTTCTTCTTGTTTAGCTACAGGTATTTCAAAAGGATTTTGTAAATATTGTTGTTGAGGAATATATTTAAAGCCTGCGTCTCTTATTTCTAAATCTGTAGCCATTATCTTCTTCCTCCTGGATGTATGTCTAATCTAAAAGTTCCAAGTTTCCAGTCTTCACTTGTTGATGTATTAGCAACTTTTAATGCAATTGATCGAGCTCTTAATCTCGTATCTTTTTTTGTTGTAGTAGAGTCTATTGTAAAATTTGTAGTTGTAGATGAACTATTTGGATAGGTTCTTGTTACAAAACTAACTTGTGTATTTCCTGTTTGTGAAATAAAATCTGGTATAAATCTGCTTATTCTCATTATAAATTCTCCATCTCCTCTAAGATCTGGCATACCCACAGTCTGTCCTGTATTACTTCTTCTTTGTGTAATATCAAAATCTCCAGATGTAATAGAACCAATAACAGCAGTTGTTACACCGCCGGCATTAATTTGATCGGTCCCTGTTTCCTGTTGATAGTATATAGTACTACCATCTGTATTTCCAGTGCAATCTGTCGATGCGTTATCTGATGGATCATAAAATGTAGCATGAGGTTTTTCAAATACTGCAGAATCCTGCCAAGCTGTTCGAGGTAAAGTTCCTGTTGTCCAAATTGGACGTTTAGCACTAGAGTCTAAATAATTATAAGTTACATTTCTGTTTATTTGATTAGAATTAACTGTACCGTAATACCAACTTATTTCTCCAAAAAGATTATTTAATCCTGCATTAATTAAGTCTCTAGATACAACGTTTATATCGTCATAAACAAAATCTTCAACAAGACAAGGCATAGATTTTAATTGACCATCGTAAGTAAAAAATCCGTTTTCTGACATCCAATACGCCTTACCATCTACTTCAATGCACGCATTTTTTCCTAATAATCCACAGTTAGTTCCTACTTGTTCAAAAGAAAAAGTAAATGGTTGTCCTACAAATTTCATTAAAAACAATGCAGTATCAGTCCATACGTAAATAGCATCTCTACCTTTAATAGCTCCCATAATTTTAGATCCATCTGCAAGTCTTTGTGTGCCTGCTGTGTTGTTTGCTTTAACAGTGTAAGAATCTGTTTGATCAATACTTTCTTGAGAGGAGAATCGTATAAACATATCGTCTTGAGTACCAGTACTGCTTACTGTTGTTTCGGTTCCAAAAAATACTAAGTGTCTATCTGGTGTAGATACCAATACATGCCGTGACGCTGTAGGTGCATTTGGTAATAATGTTGCTCTAGTAGATGTAGCACTTCCAGCAGATGCATCCCACTCAAAACATTGACCATTATATATAAGTGCAATTAATTTTGTTCCATAGTTATCTAATACCCACATTCCTGGATCAATAGTAAAGTCAGAAGATGACGCTTCACCCCATGCAACAAAATCTGAAATATTTGTAACAGTTGCACCGGCGCTATGTCCTGCTTTGGTTGTGCCATTAACTTCTCTTGCACCTCCGCTTAATACATTTGTTGTTGTGTTGTTAGCTGTAAAACTTATGTCTTCTGATCCAATTCTAATTTCTCCAGTAGATGGAAAAGCTGCGGAGCTGGTTAAAGGAATATCGGTTACTGTATCATTAATAGTAGAAGCTAGTGTCGTAGTTGCTGGACCAATTGCTGTACCAGCCCAAAGACCTGTACCCCAACCAAAACCTCCAAGTTGTTGTGCCGGACCAACAGTGTAATAACAAAGAATTGAAGCAGACCCACTAGCTGACAAAGGAGTCCCTGCTTCTTGACTAGCCATTGTAATAGTAAAAGTAGATGTTGTAGGAACCGAAGTTACCATAAATTTTTGATCTTCAAAAGTAGCATCAGTGTAAGTTGATCCCACTGCAGTAACACCACTAACAGAATCAAACATAACAATGTCATCTTCGTTTAATCCATGTGTCCCGGTGCATGTTACTGTGACTGCTGTAGAGGAAGCTGTACTAGTAAAATTAGCTCCTGTTAAAGTAGTTCTAATAGGATGGATGTCGTAATAAATTCCTCCAGAATATACATATAAAATTCTATTTGTTCCTATTGCTGCATATTTAATACCAGCATTATCGTCCCAATGATGAATTGCTCTTGCAGCACCTGTTAATTTATCTTGACCTAATTGGGTCCACCCCCCTATTTTTTCAGGTGTACCATATCTAAAACGGACATTATCACCATCAAACCATTGTCCCTCTGCACCGGTCTCTGTGACTTGTTTGTTAAATCCTGGTTGAAATCCTAATTTTTGTAACATATGTAATAGCCCTTTAACATACTTTTTGTAGTTTGAGTAGAGGGCAGTTTACTTGACTTTTATACGTTTATCAATATATAATCATTGAGTATGAAAGACGTAAAAGACGACATTATTAAAGATTTAGAATTAAAATTGGAAATGTCTGAACAAGTAAAAGAGTCAGAAGTCCAATTTAATGCTGATCTTAAAGATCGCATAGAGAAGCTAGAATTACATATTGAAACGTTAGTAAAAGTCAATGAGTTCTTTAGACAAAAAGTGTTAAAGTATAAATCTATTGTTTCGAAACTAACGAAATAAAATTATAATACCCTGTAATTAAATATCTAGTTTTATTTTGAGGACAAGGCTGACCTCTGTGAGTGTGAGTAAAATAAGGTGGGAATAAAATAGCTTTACCCGCTTCTGACTGTATAGTTTCTCCACTATAAAATTCTGTGCCACAATTATGATCACTTAAATAAAGTTGAAATACCATAACTCTTGTAGCATAGTCACCACAATGTTCTGAGTGCCATTTGTTAAAATAATCACCTGGTTTAAATTTTTTAAATCGTAAAGAAGTCATTGCCCATTTATCTTTTGTTAGATTTAATTCTGGATAAAAAGAACAATACTTTTGTATCATGCTCATGGCTTCAGTAACTATCAGCTTTTGTATTTTTTTATCTTTAATATCTTTAAAACTATAATTAGAATCTTTATTATTATCTGTCATTAAACCCTTATCTAAAGCTTTTATTAAAGTTTTACATTTAGCTTTTGTAATAAATGGTTTTTTAACAGCTATAAAATTTTTTTTCATATTATAAATTTAAAAAATTAACATACCCTGTTACCAAATATCTTGTTTTGTTATCGGGGCATTTTTGTCCTCTATGAGTGTGTGTAAAGTAAGATGGAAATATAACAACTTTTCCTTGCTCTGATTTTACTACTTTTTTATTATAAAATTCTGTGCCACAATCATGAGAAGTTAAATACATCTGTATATTTAAAACTCTAGTAGCATGATTATAACTATGTTCTGAGTGCCATTTTTCAAAATGTTTTCCTGGTTTAAATTTTTTAAATCTCATATGTGTTAATGACCATTTGTTTGTGGTAAGATTAATTTCAGGAAATGCGTTTATATACTCACTCCATAAAGAAAAAGTTTTGTTTTGTATTTGATTAAAAATAGGAGTGCCTTCTAAATCAAAACACTCATAACCATATTCTTGTTGTTCTGCTTTTTTCACTTTACCTTTCAAATCTTTAATTAATATATCACACTCTTCTTTAGATAAAAAGTTGTTTTTCTCAAATATAAAATTATTGTGCATAACCATACCAACCAGTAGTTATATATTTAATTTCTTTAGAAGAGGGGACACCTCGATGTGTAAATGTCCAATCAGCTGGCCAAATTAAAGTTAATCCTTTTTCAGGTTTAATTTTTAAATTTTGATAAAAAAATTCTGTTTCACCACCTTCTTTAATATTATTTAAATAAGTCATAAAAACTAAATGCCTACGACAAGACTTTTCAGTAGCTCCTGATCTTTCAAAATGATATTCATGAAACGCTCCTTTTTTAGGATATTTTTGAACATTCCAATTTTCATAAATGCTCCATTGAGTATGCATCCAGTCTGCATAAACATACTTTTGTTTATATTTTTCTACAACTTTAGATAATGTTTTTAAATACTCCTCTGGAACTTTATCTTTAATTAATGGTGATAAGCTTAAATCTATAGAGTCTTTTATATTTTTGTACACGCCAACAACTCCTTTTCTATTACATGTCCCTCTAATAAGTTCTTTAGATTTATTGTGATATTTAATTAAACCATTACAAATTTTTTCATCTATATACCACCCTGCAATAAAATTATTTTTGTTGTTATGTTTAAATTCTTTCATTCTATTTGCCCGTGATAAAAATTAAAACTTAATCCATATCTAGGTTTATTAGTAATGTTTCTTTTATTGCCGTGCTTTAAAAAACCAGAAAATAAAACAAAGTTACCAGGCTCAAATTCTAAAGTTTCATTTATGTCACTAAAGTATAACGACTGACTGTGTTTATTTAATGCAATCGCACCAGATAAAAAAGCTGGAGAGTGGTGGTGTTTTACAGTGTAATCAGAAAAACATTGTTTAAATCCCCATGCATCTTGTAATTTATATCGACTACATTCTTTAAAATCAGTTGCATCTATTAAATCAAACATAGGTAATAATACCTTAATAAAGTTTTTATCTTTCATAAAATATTGATATGAAGTCATACTACTAATAAGATTAGTTTGATAATTTTTGTTATTTTTTTCTTGTACCCCTTGTTCTATTTTATTTATAAAATATTTAGTATCTATTGATATTTTTCCTTTTAAGAAAAAATACTCTCTTTTCATTTCAGATTTTATTAATTTATGTATTTTCATAAAACTAAAAAATCACTTTCTTGATCAGGTATAGAAATTTCTTTTTTATGTGGCATTCCTAAATGTAATCGCCCGTCATACTGTAAATTTTTTTCGTTTTTTCTATTGTAGTGTAAAAAAACTTGAACACAAACCTCTCCTTTAAAAGGCTCTCTCCAATGTTCTAAATCACAACCGGAATATATTAACATGTCCCCTGGTTTTAAATCTACTTTAAGTCCTTTTAAATTTTTTTTTTCTGTAGGATCTAAATATATAGGCCAATGATCTCCACCTAAATTTAAAGTCGTAGATATTTCACAAGAAGGTCTATCTTTATGTCGTATTAAAGTATCGTCTTTTTTATACACACGACAATAAGAATACGTTTCTACTAATTCTAACCCTGTTTGTTTTTCCATTAAAGGTTTTAAATTTTTTAATAAAATATCTGTTGCCGGATCTCCATACATATTAAAAGTTTTTGAAACTTGACCGTCTCCAAATCGACCATAAACAGGGTGTATTTCATTTTTATTAGTTATTTTAATAATGCTTTCAGCAACTTTCTTTTTAAGAACTATGTAGTCTTTTATAAAATTTGTTACTTTTGCATCTACTGCTTTTTTTATAATTAAATATTTATTTTTTTTAAATTTATTCATAATCTGTTACTAAAGTATATCTTGGTTTCTTAATTTTTTCTGTAGGAAAAACTGCATCATGCACAATAGTACCCTCAAAAATTAATATAGAATTTTCATGCCCTGGAATAATTATGTCAACATTATTATCTACTAACCGTGTTCCTAAAGCATAATTATCATTACACACATAGAACACACTTGTATATTTATTTTCTGGATGTTTATGTAAAAATTGTTTTTGATTTTTGGTTACTTTTAAAGCCCAACATTTATACAACCTATCTTTGCCAACGTCTGTCATTATATTTGTTAATTTTTTAAAATATTTTTTCCAATGTGTATCAGTAAATACTTTATGTAAACTAGAAGTAGTTTGTTTACCTGATTTTAATTTATCAGAATGAGGGTATTTATTAAAATTTTTTACCAAATCTTTTTTTATTTTTTTAAAATCTTCTTCTGCCATAAAATTTTTAATATTAATATATTGATTATGGTTCCAATTATTAAACATTCTATTTATATGGATACCCATACACCCACATTACCAAAGAATATCTTGTACCTTTAATTACTGGTTTTACTGTATGCCATAAATAAGACGGGAATACTATAATAGTGCCTCTATTCCTAATTTGTTTAACCGTAGTTTCAACATCAGCTTTAGGCGTGTTCCTAAATTGAAAACAAAAATCTCCACCTTCATAATCTTTTTCATCTGATAAACAAACAACTAAAGATAGTTTTCTTATTTTTCCTTTTGTTTTTTCTGATCCAGATTCTTTTCCATTTCCAACATCATTGTGCCAAGTGTAATGTTGGTTTTTTTTATATTTTGTAAATTGAATAGGTTCTGCCCAGTCTATCTGATGTCTCCACCCAGACATTTCGTTAGCAATATTAATATATGGAAAAAGTAAATTATATAGCCACTGTTGATCTATAAAAGAAACATAAGAATCTCTGTCTTTTTTTAAATTATTTTTTTGTTTTTTATCTAAAGTTTTAAATTTGTCAGATGAAAAATTTCCTGTTCTCGCCATTATTAATTTAGATTGTTGACCTACTTTTATAATTTTATTACAAATTTTAGGCGTTAGGCCGTCGTTAAAATACCAAAAAAGGTTTTCGTAATGAACCATAATCTTTCTTTTCTTTTTTACTGTATATCTTTTTATTCTATTAAAGTCCAGGTATTATTACTTGGATTCCAATAATAATTTTGATTGTCCTCTCTATTTAAATTTTCCCATCTTTGTTCAGCGTCATTCCAATCACACACTGTGCCATAAACATCTTGTTCAATTCCTTCAGAAGTAACAAAAGTAGGGTTTCCTATTGTATCAGGTTTTGTAACAGGTGGAACCCATACATCATTTACGTCATCCCATGTCCAAGATTGAAAAGGTTGCATAGAAACAAATTTATTTTTATCTTCTTTCCAAACAGTTCCAATTGCTTGAACTCCTACTAAATCCTTATATTCACCCTCACCAAATAATTTAACGCAATGATCTTGAGTGTCCATATCATCAATCATAAATATTTCACTACAAACTTTTAATTGCACACCTACATTAAAAGGATCTTGTTGTGAAACAATTTTTGCTACTTTTTTATAATCAGACATATTAAAAAACTATAGTTCCAGATACATTAAATGTTGCAAGTGTGGCTCCACTATCCGTTGATGTTTGATTTGATCCAGGTGATACTGTTAACGAAGTTCCTGTTGGATCTCTTAAAATAACTATACCACTTCCTCCTGGTGAACCATCTCTTGCAGGTGATCCTCCCGGGCCGCCGCCTCCGCCGCCGCCTTGGCCATTTCCTCCCGCTTGAGGTTGACCATCACTTCGGCCACCAGCATTTCCTCCTCCGCCAGCGCCTCCAGTTTTAGTACCAGATTGATTAGAGCCTCCAGCTCCGCCGCCAGCTCTAGTTATAGCCGATCCTGTAATTGAATTTGCAGTTCCATCTCCTCCTGGGCCACCATTTTGAGGACCAGAACCGTTACTTCCTGCACCAGTAGCACCTCCGCCTCCGCCGCCAGAATTATTTCCGCCGCCGTTTCCGCCGTCATTACCTTCAGAAGGTGAAAAGCCCCCTTTGTTTCCTTCTCCGCCAGTTGCGTTTAGAGCACCTCCGCCACCGGAGCCTCCAGGGTTTCCATTAACATTAGGTGGTCCTCCACCTCCTCCCCCTGAAGAGAGAGTAGTTCCTGCTTGTGAATTAAGTCCGTCTTGTCCTTTTACTATAGCAGGGTCTGGAGAACTATTATCTCCGCCAGCTCCACCAGTTCCAACTGTGATAGTTGCTCCTGATTCTACTGTTACTTTAGTTCCTCCAGGAAAAGATGTTCTGAAACCGCCGCCGCCTCCGCCGCCGCCATCATCGACTCCTCCTCCGCCGCCACCAGCGACTAATAAAAAATCAAAATCTAAAGTTTTTTTAGCAGATCCTCCGCCAAAACCTAAGATTGTGTATCCGAATGAACTCATATATTCCTCCTATTATGCGTCGTTAGCAGCGTCAGTAGTAAAGAATAATTTAATTCCTAATAGTTTTGCATCAGCTGTTAAAGAATCTGCTGATACATCTCTTGAGATTTGAAAGAACACATCTTCATCTACGCTAGGTGAACCAGCAATTGTTACTGCTCCACTTTCATTTGCTACTGCTAAATCGTTTGCTGTTCCACTCATGGCTTTTGCTGTTGCAACAACTTGTGTTCCAAAAGCCGTGTTAATTGAATCGTCATCTGCAATTGCTACACCCGATAATCCCCAAGCTGTTGTTCCTGTGTTTGTTGAATTAGCGGTAAAAAATGCTTGAAAAGTTACTGTGCCTTCATTCCATGATTTAGGAAATGCAACAGCAAACTGTGCAAACTCATCTGAGTCTTTGTCAAAATCTAATGTTTTAATTTCAGGTCCATTTGATAATTCAACTTGAGCAAGATCTGCACATCCATTTGTAGTATTTGGATACATAGCAAGTGCAGGAACCCAAATAGATTCTTTACCAGCAATTTTTACAGCAGATCCTCCTGAGTTAAAAACTCCTGAACCTTTAGGATTAATATTAATACCAACATTAGTTTCACCTGTTGCTGAAATAACTGGTCCAGTAACTCCTGTAGCTGCGTTAGCTATAGTAATTTCATTAACAGCTGATCCTGTTGCAGTAAAATTAATTAATTCGTTTCCGTTAGTATCTGAAATTTTTGTTCCTATTGCAGGACTAGTTAAAGTTTTGTTTGTTAAAGTTTGTGTTCCTGTAAGAGTTACATCCCCTTCCCCTAAGCCCGTGTCAAAGACACCAGTGTTTGTTGCAACACCATCCAAAAATATAATTTTAGTTGTTTTATCATCAGTTGCAAAAGTTACTGTTGCACCTGAACCAGAAGCTGCTTTTAATTGTACTGTTTCTGCGTTTGTAGTTGCATTTTCAATAATATAAAAATTTTCTGTAAGAAGAGGAAAAGTTACAATTCTTGATCCTGT